TCTGCTTTATTATGTCTTGTCCAACGGACAAACTAAAACGAACACGCCGCCACTCATAAAAAGGGTGACCTTGGTGTTCGTTTTAGTCAACTTTGGTGGCTCAAAGTTGAGCAAAGACGAACTTTCGGGGTAATCGTTATTTTCAACCGCTTCCGGCGGAATATCTAAAGGTACTCTTACGGTGTTGTTCTTGCCGGTGAAAGAGAAAACAATCTTGAGGTCGTTGTCGTAAACGTGCGCAGAAATGAGGAAAGTATCGAATAGCCGGGCCTGGGTCTTCTTGTCGGACACGTCACCGTTTTTGAACATCGAGAGGCCCTGCACTATCTCCTCGCGGGACACCGTGACTATGTCGGCCCTGGCTGCGGCGATCTGCCCCTCTATCTTCCCCTTCTCCAATTCCAGCTCCTGAAGGCGCTCCTTAGTGCTCTCCAGGATGATACCCTGCTCTATGGCCTTAATCATATTCTTGATACTCTGCTTCGTGCCGGCGAGCTGTTCTTCCAGCACGCTTAAATGGCTCTCCGCCTCTTTGCGCTCATTATAGGCGACAGTCTGATCGGCTATCCACTCTATCGTTTCGTCCTGCAGAGCATAGTCCATAATCGCTTTTGCGACCTGATACTCAATGTCATCACGCCTGACGTTCTGCTTGTCGCAGGCCTTTTCAAATCGGCGCTTCTGGCAAGTATAGTAAAAATGCAGACTGCCATTCTTCCCCGTGCCGGATATGCCCGTCATGGGGGAGCCGCATTTTCCGCAGAACAGCTTGCCGGTGAGGAGGTAATCACCGTTTTCACGGTGCCGGCCTCTCGGATTGCTTTTCGTCTTTATCGCCTCCTGTACTTTATAAAAGAGCTCGTCGCTTACTATCCTCGGTATGCCGTTCTCGATTCGGACATCCCCATAGATGTAAATGCCCCGATACCGCTCGTTGCTGAGTATCTTATTGAAGCTTGACCGGCCCCACGGCTTTCCTCTTTGCGTTCTGAGGCCGCGGGCATTAAGGCTGTTGCATATATCTATGAGGTGCTCGTCGTCGGCAACGCGCTTGAAGATCTCCCGGACGACCTCGGCTTTAGCTTCGTCAACGGCATAGTGGAGAGTTTTATCCGCGACATACCCATAAGGCAGCTGCCCGTTTGTCACCATGCAGTTGGCGGCGTTGTCATAAAGGCCTCTGATGATGTCCTCGGCCATGTTCTCTGAATAGAACTGGTTGACGTTCATCATAGAGCGGGCGGCGAAGCGCCCGGCGGCGGTGTCGTCGAAGTCTTCCTCAACATATAGGATTCTGACGCCCATGTCCTGGAGCCGCGCCTCGTTGATAAGCGCCTCCATCATATTTCGGCCTATACGGTTGCTCTTCCAGGCGATTACGTAACGGAAGCCGCCTCTCTGGGCGTCTTTCATCATCCGCTGGAAGCCAGTACGCTTATCCGTGCGCCCTGATACGGCGCGGTCAGAATAGGTCTCAATGACGTGTATGCCGAACTCGCCGGCCAGGCCGAGGCATTTTTCAAGCTGCTGTTCTATGGATATGTCCTTTTGCGCGTGGCTGCTGTACCGGGCATATATAACGCCGGCCTCGTCGAGCTTTTGCCCCCGCTTCGGTTTGGCGGGCTGGGAGCCGGAGGCTTTCTTCTTGGGCAAATCACCACCCCCTTTCTTTATTACTTTATGAGTGGGTCATTTGCCGAGTGTCTTTGCAAGCTTATTACGAGCGTCTTTTACCACCGACATAGTACCGGTGCCCCTGTCTTTGTCACCAATAGCCAGTTTAATTGACAGCAGATAAATTGAAACTCCGTTATCATTGGAATAAGGTGTTCCATATAATGTGCCGGTCGGGCTGTCTGCCAGTTCTTTTTCAACCTGAGTGTCAATCAGAGTGGCGGACCAATCGAGCTTTTTCAGAGCGTCGGAAGCTGTGATTTTACCGTCTATATAATCGTCGGTGGTTTCCAGCGCGGCGCAGCCGAGCTCATACACATCATCGCTTAAATTATCCGGTTTTCCGCCGCCTCCGCAGCCGGAAAAAAGAGAAAGCAGAGCAACGGCTACAAGCAGAGAGGATATTATACGCTTCATATCAATTCCTCCAGTTTTTAATCTTTGTTAATGGTTCAAAGTTTACCTATCGTCCGACGCCTTTCTAATCCATCTCAAAAGGCGCATTAAGTCATGATAACGACGCTCTCGCTCTTCAAATGATAAACGATCCTTCTGGTGTCGTTTCAAATAATCCACGTTTTTGCCTTGTTCGAAACGTGCCTGCTTTCTCTCTATAATGGCTCTTCGTCGTTCTGATAAATAAAAAGTATGTACAGAAGCAATAGCATAACAACCATAATAATCGTAGTGTAGAAGGTATCGTCCGAATCTTGCAACGTCGGACTGCAGACCTTTATCTGTTTTGTACCTCAAAATATAAGCTTTCGTGCGCTTTTCTCGGAAGTATTTTTCAAATAAGTCGAGGTATTCCGCCCAGCGATTAAGGCGGTCGAGAAATGACAGTTCTAAAAGGGTTAGATTGCATTCGATAAAGGCCGCTTCATCCTTTGGTATTTCGGCATAATAGAGCGACAAGACAACGCGGCACCGTTCAATAAATTCAAGGCCGAGTTCAAACTCGCGCGTTCTGTCAAACAGTTGAGGCACAAAATTTACATACGGGTGAGAGAATAGTAATCTAATAATTTCTGATGGTGAAGCGGTTGACAAAGGAAGATTTGCAAGAGGTAGAATTGCCGGCGCTTCATTATCTGAATCGGGAGCATAGTTCAATTCGCTTTTTCCTCCCGTATTTCGTGATAATCTACCAATAGTAACAAATTTCGACAAATTTTGTTTTGTTCATGTTATAATCTGGGAGCGTAATAACAGCCACGGCGCCGAGGCGGAAAGGATTAAGCCATGTCAGAAATTGACGACAAAATAATGAGGCTTTTTCAGCAGCTTGACGAAAAAGGCAAGTTGGAGTTTCTTACGGCTTTTGAGTCTGCTCTAAAAGAACAATCATTGCCTGCTTCGTGTCCTCCGTCGCCTGAGAAAGAAGTTCATTAAGCCGCTGATCCAGCGGATCAAGCCCATCCCCATTATTCGGGGGTGGGCTTTTTTCTTTTTCACGCCCTAAGAGATAATCAACAGATACATTAAAGTAATCCGCAAGGACACAAAGAGAGGCGGTGTCTGTTTCTCGTTTGCCGTTTTCGATGTTTGTGTATGCTCCACGAGTAACGCCTATAAGCTCCGCAATATCGGCCTGTGTTTTTCCGGCAGCCTTTCTTAGTTCTTTTAATCGCATATAGTATCACCTCCATAAATATAATGCGTCATTTAGAAACAATCAAGATTATAGCATGATATGCGTCAAAAAGAAGCAAATATTTTAAAAACCTCTTGACAATGCGTCTATTAGACGCTAATATGTTTCATAGAGACGCAGAGCGGGAGGTGATAATATGAATTTGTCTGAAAAGCGCAAAGAAGCTGGGTTGAAGCAGGAGGAAGTCGCCGAAATTATCGGAGTATCGAGAGCCGCTTATTCAAATATTGAAATTGGCAGAAGACGCCCCAGCGTTAGCACGGCAAAAAGAATTGCCGCCTTGTTAGGCTTCGACTGGACAGAGTTTTACGACGACGAACAGACCGCAGACAGCGCGTGAAAGGAGTGGAAGGTGTGAAAATCGAGGCTACACCAAAAGAAATTGCCGCCCTTGTAATGGCACTACAAGAACGGCAATCCACAAGTCAGGTTTTTGGGCCACAAACCGATATCATTCTACGGACCCCACAGAAAAACCTATCACAGAAGATAGAGGAACTACAAGCGCATTTGCGTGAATCTCTTTGCCCCCATAAGGGATAATCACAGCTTCTTTGCAATACAAGAATTCTTCTTCATCGATTTCCGGTGGCAGTTCTTTTGGGAGATCCAGCGAGAGCGCAAAGTCAAGTAGAGAAAAACTCCACGAGTTCTCTTCTTGAACAAGAAGTTCCTCTTTCGTTGGAAGTCCGGCCGATGAACACACGATGATTCCAGCGGCAGTATAAAGCAATAGTTTTCGATCTGCCGTAATTGACTGATGAAGATTTGAAAGATCCATTTTCTGCACAGCTTGCAGTCGCACAATCAGTTCCTCACGCGACATTCTAAACATTATCTCACCTCCTTTCGCCGATATTTTACCACGGCGAGCGGGAGGGACGCAATTGTAAAGGAAGTGACAACATGACCGAGGCAGCAGTTTACCAGCACCCGGACATAGGCAATATCGTCGAGGAAATCCATATAGACACGTCCCTCATTCCCCCTTGGACACGGGATAATCTTTGCCGTGACGTGCTGGGCCTGGTGCGTAAAATCCGTAAGGACCCCGAACTGAGCCGAAAGCTCGACGAGCGTATAGCGGCCGCCCGTGAAGCGGCCAAGACCGCAACTGAAAAATAGAAATGCCCCGCCGGGTGCTGGAACACCCGATCGGGGCTGTGCACGACCTATCGAGAGTAGGCCGGACACGAGGATAGTGTATCACGCCTCCTGCCGGCTTGCAATATAAATCAGCAACCAGGAGGAATTTTTTATGGAAGAAAAAACAATCAACCGCAACGAGGCTCTGGCCGCACTCGCAGAGCACTACCGCCGCCATTACGACAGGTGGGAGGTGCTCATGCTGGAGGCCAAGCGGTCTTTGAGCGGAGATGATGACCGGGAGGCGTTCAAGGCTATTATGCGTCTCGGACAGCGCAAATCCGCCTACATGGACGGCATCAAGGACGCCGCCGAGCTGGTGGGTATCTCGCCCGAAGAATTTATGGTCGCAGTAAACGCGGACAGAGACAAGGGCGATTAACCGTGGCACGGGCAACACGCTTCCTGAAAGAGAGTCAGACGGAATTTGCCAAGGCGTTCCGGCCTCTCGGTGAACGGTACAGCTCTTGGAAGGTATGGGCGGACTTCGTTGCTCTTGCTGCTATCGCCATTGCCAACCGTTTCGGAGACCCCGACGACAAGCGCCACCAGGAGCGGGAAAAGGAATACCTCAACATCATGAAGCGGTACACTTCGCAGGAGCAGGAGGTTTTTCCGACACTCTTTTCAATGACCGTTAAAGCCCTGGATGACAATCCGGAGCAAGACTATCTCGGCGAAATGTTCATGGGTTTGGAGCTTGGGAACCATTGGACGGGTCAGTTTTTTACCCCCTATCATGTCTGCCAGCTCATGGCCGCCATTTCAATGGAAGATGTTGAGGCAAAGATCGAACGGCAAGGCTGGATAGGAATCATGGATTGCGCCTGCGGCGCCGGCGCGCTGCTGATAGCCGCAAGGAACCACTTTTACCTTGCAAACCCGCCGATAGGATACCTTCCCGCGCACCTGCACACGCTCTTTGTATGTCAGGATGTTGACCGCACGGCGGCGCTCATGTGCTACATTCAGCTCTCCCTTTTGGGCTGCGCCGGCTATGTGGTCGTCGGAAACTCGCTTACAAACCCCACCGTCAGCCTCAATGGAAACCCCGTACTCCCCATTGAGAAAGAGGGACAGGAGATCTGGTGCATGCCGATGTTTCACGACCAGATATGGGTTATGAGGCAGGCAATCGCGAAAATGGACGGCCTTATTCGGGCAACGGCGCCGCCGGAAGTGTCCGAGCCGGAAAAGGAAAATACCCATAACAGAGCAAAAATACCCGAGTTAACCCCAAAAATGAGCAAAAACGTGCAAAAAATGCACGTTAATGAGCCAAAAGCCACGGAGTTAAATGTAACCGCGACTGGACAACTCACACTTTTTTGAAAGGAGAAATGGCAATGATTATCAGCGTTCAGTTCAAATCCAAAAAGACCGACGCCTACGGCGGGCAGAAATACTCCTATTTCTGCAACATCGAGGGCGTAAAGGTCGGAGACCTCGTCAACGTGCCGGCAGGCAAGGGTGAAGGCATAGCCCGGGTGACGGATATCAATGTCCCGGAGGAAAGCATTTACCCGGCTATCAGAAAAATCATGAAGTCGGTGATCTCCATAGCGGAGGAGCCGGCAGCATGTGTCAGTTGTAACTGTGAGACCTGCGAAGAGCTCACGCCAATTGGCGAAGGTGACCACATTTGCGGGGCTGATCCCCACAAAATGCCTGTCAGCGATTATTCTCCCACCGACGAATACCTTTGGTGCAAAGGAACGCATTACAGGAGGAAAACATGATGTATCGGGAATGTCCGCTGTGCGGATTAAACCTCGACCCCGGCGAAAAATGCGACTGCCGGAAAAAGGAGCGAGGCCGCCCCGCTGGAACGGGAACGACCTCAAATAATGAGCTACCATATGCAGTTTATCAGTTAATCGGGAAAAAGTCAAGCTGCGCGGTAGCTCCGGGACGAAAGGAGCTGCTACATGAAAATCAAATCCCTACGCCTTGAAAACTTTCAAGGAATCCCCCGGGCGGAGTTCTCCTTTGAGGGCTTGAACGCCAGCATTTACGGCGATAATGCCACGGGTAAAACCACGGTGTTCAACGCCGTGACCTGGCTGCTGTTCGATAAGGCCAGCACCGGTGCCAAGAACTTCACCCCGAAGACCAAAGGGGCCGACGGCGACCTGCATAATCTCGACCATAGCGCCGAGGCCACGTTCATCATGCCGACCGGCGAGATCGCCACCTTCCGGAAGGTCTATCACGAGGTCTGGAAGAAAAAGCGCGGAAGCTCCGCCGAGGAGTTTGACGGTCACACCGTTGACTATTACATCGACGGCGTGCCGATGAAGGAGAAGCAGTACACCGAAACGCTTCAAAACTACTGCGGCGGTATCGAGCGCATGAAGATCCTCACCATGCCGGATTACTTCGCCGAGGTCCTCCCCTGGGACGAGCGCCGGAAGATACTCATTGACCTTTGCGGAGACGTGACCGACGCCGACGTTATCAGCTCCAGCGACGCTCTGAAAGACATCGACAACTATCTCCGGAAGCCTGGCACCGCAGATCAGTTTTACTCCGTGGAGGAGTACAAGAAAATCGCCTCCGTCAGAAAGGGCGAAATCAACAAACAGCTCCAGGCCCTTCCCGGGCGCATAGACGAGGCCCGGAGGGCCGTACTGGAAGCGGATGGGCTGACTTTCCCTCAGATACAGGAGCGAATAGAAAAGCTTGCCAAGCAGCGCCAGCAGCTTATGGAGCACCGCGCCGGCCTGCTTAATAGCGGCACCGCAGTCACAGAGGCCAAAAAGAAGACCGCCGAAGCGGAAGCGGCGCTCAACGAGGCACGGAACGCATACCTTTCCTCGTCCGGAAACGCGAATGCCGAGATAATCGAGGAGATCTCCAATCTTCAAACGCTCCTCGGAAAGTCGAAAAATCAGGCTGCTGAATTGAGGCAGCAGGCTTCAGAGTTTCGGAGGGCTGCTGACCGTATGACAGACCAGCGGCAGGCACTTCTCCGGGACTATGCCGAAACGCAGGCCCTTATGTGGGACGAGGCGCAGGAAACATGCCCTGCGTGCGGCCAGCGCCTCCCGGCGGATCGTATCGACGAGCTGAAAAATGCTTTTAACCAGCACCGAAGCGACCGTCTCATGGCCATTAACGAGCGCGGTCAGGCGGAATGCAGCTCGTCCATGATAGAGGACGCCATCGCCCAGGCTGAAAAGGCTGAAAGCATTGCCGAGGCAAACGATACCGAGGTCAAGCTGACGCAGGAGCGTATCAAGGCCCTTAACGACAGGCTCTCTGAACAGCCGAAATTCGAGCTGACCGAGGAATACTTTACCCTCAGTAAAAACGTGACTCTCGCCCGCATGGCTGAGAAAGAGGCAAAAGAGGTCGGCGCCCCCGACACCTCGGTCATCGACCAGCAGATCCTTGACCTCGGTAATGCTCTTGAAGAGGACCGGCAGATAAAGGCCCGGATAGAGCAGGCAGAAGCCCAGCAGCGCCGTATTGCCGAGCTCGAGGACCAGGAAAAGCAAATGGGCGCCGAATATGAGACGCTTGAATATGGCATATGGCTCTGTGACGAGTTCACCAAGGCAAAGGTAAAAATGCTCACCAGCCGTATAGACGGCAAGTTTGAGAACGTGCGCTTCAGGCTGTTCCAGGAGCAGCTTAACGGCGGAGTCAAGGACGATTGCGAAGTTCTGATACCCGGTGATGGTGGACGTCTGGTGCCATACTCATTTGCCAATAACGCCGCTCGGATTAACGCCGGCCTGGAGATCATCGGGGCCCTTTCGGCTCATTGGAAAATGGAAATGCCCGTATTTATCGACAACGCGGAGAGCGTAACACATCTGACGCGCAATCCCTTTACGCAGACAATCAGGCTGGTCGTGTCAGAGAGTGACCCGGTTCTTCGCTTGGAACTTGACTTATAAGGAGGAAAAACAATGGCTACCAATCAGGAAAACAACACCAACTTGACGGCTCCAGAGGCCGCCGCCCCCGCTGCTCCCCCGGCACCCACCCAGAACGCCAGCGAACGCTTTACCCAAATGGTTATGAAAAAGTTCGGCACCGATGTCGGCGCTCCTGAGCTTACCGATTACCAGAAGCGTCTGGTGCAGGGATATTTCATTTCAATAGACCGTGCTCTCAAAACTGCGGATGAAGAGCGTATCCGGAAAAACGAGAAGAACAGAAATCCCCAGTTTAACAACGATCTCGCGGTCACATGGGATAACGTCAATCTGGCCGATCTTGCCCTCGATGTCGTCCACTACGCCCGCATGGGGCTGGATATGATGCAGGATAACCACCTGTTCCCCATTCCCTACAAGAACAATAAGACCAAGAAATACGACGTCACGCTCATGAAGGGCTACAACGGCGTATGCTACATTGCCGAGAAATACGCCCTTGAAAAACCTCTCGCGGTCACGACAGAACTGGTTTACTCCACGGACACTTTCACCCCCATAAAGAAGAACTACGAGAACAACATCGAGGGCTACCAGTTTGTTATCAATCAGCCATTTGACCGAGGGGAACTCGTAGGCGGTTTCGGCTATATCGAATACGAGAACGCAGCCAAGAACAAGCTGATTATCATGACGCGCAAGGACATTGAGAAGCGTAAACCCCAGTATGCCTCGGCCAATTTCTGGGGCGGCAAAACAAAAGAGTGGAAGACTGGAGAAGACGGCAAGCGGTATCAGGAAGAGGTCGAGGTCGAGGGCTGGTACGATGAAATGTGCCTGAAAACTCTCGTCCGGGAAGTGTACAGTCCCAAGCACATCAAGCTTGACCCCATGAAGATCGACGAGAACTACCAGTATATGAAGCTCCGCGAGGCGCAGATTGCTGAAATGCAGGCCAATGAAGAGGTCGACATCTACGCAAACGGCGAGGTAATAGACACTTCGCCCGAATTGGCCCCCAGCGTCTCCGCAGCTCTGCCGTCTGCCTCTACGGGGTATCAGGTAAACGCTAACACCGGTGAAGTAACCGAGGCCGCAGAGAGCCGCACAGAGCCCGCAGCGGCGACGCCGACGCCTTTTGCCGGCGAAGCACAGCAGACCACCATGGGAGGTCCTAACTTCTAATGGACGTAAAGATACTCGCTTCCGGAAGTGACGGAAACGCTTATACAATTTCAGACGGCACTACTGCCCTTTTACTGGACGCGGGTATTCCCTTGAAGGAGCTGCAGATCAGGACAGGCTTTAAGGTGCGCCGGCTGGCCGCTGCCTTTGTGACGCACGAACACAAGGATCACAGCAAGGCTATGAAAGATCTGGCGCACCTGGGAGTCGATGTCTATGCCAGCAGAGGAACAATGGAAGCGTGTGGCCTTTCTGGCCACCGCTTCCACCCTATAAAGGCGCTGGAGGAATTTGACGTGGGGAGCTTCCGCGTTTTGCCGTTTGACGTTGAGCACGACGCAGCGGAGCCCTTGGGCTTTCTGTTTGCCAGCAAGGCCACCGGAGAAAAGCTCCTGTACTTCACAGACACCTACTATGTTCGTTACCGCTTCCAGGGCCTCACTCATATCATGGCCGAGTGTAACTACACGGAGACCGGCATATGGGACAGCGTCAACGAAGGCCGTATTCCCGTCGAGCTCGTCCCCCGTCTCGTACACTCACACATGAGCATGGAGCACCTGCTGGATATGCTGAAAGCCAACGACATGAGTACGGTTCGGCAAATCTACCTCCTTCACCTGAGCTCAAACAACAGCGAAGCGCAGAAAATGAAAGAGGCCGTCCAGCGCCAGACCGGCGTCGAGGTCTATCTTAGCTGAAAGGGGTGTGTATGCAGAATGGCTCGTCGAGATATGCCATATCTCCCGCTGTATGTGCAGGATTTTTTGACCGACGAAAAGTTAATCGAGTGCAGCGCTGAGGCCACGGGCGTGTACATACGGCTGCTCTGCATTATGCACAAGTCGCAGGAGTACGGGGTAATTTTGCTCAAGCAAAAATCCAAGCAAAATTCAAGCAAAATTTTAGAATTTGCTTACAAACTTGCGAAGCAAATGCCTTGGGACGTTGATACGATCCTTCGCGGACTGACCGAACTTGTGGAGGAAGGGGTCGTTACCATTGACGGTGACCGTCTTTACCAAAAAAGGATGGTAAAAGACGGCCAAATCAGCGAAAAACGGGCAAAATCGGGACAAAAAGGCGGTAAAAAGTCATTTCAAAACAGGTCCGATTCGTCTTCTTCATCATCATTTGCTTCGGGTTTTGCTTGCGATTTTGCTCAAGCAAAAATCCAAGCAAACTCTGAAAATGAAAATGAAAATCATAATAGTACTAACGTAGAAGTAGAAGGAGATAGAAAAGAGGGGTGCAGGGGGGAAGAGAAAGAGGGAACGCCCCCGGCGTCAAATGGGCTCCTTAGCGATCCGGAGCTTGCCCGTGTTATGAGTCACTATCTTGACACCGTTGACCCTATGCCCTCCTCTACGAGCCTACAGGAGCTAAAGGAATACACGGAACAGTTCGGCGCCGATATTGTCATTCACGCAATCGACAGAGGACGGGACATGCTTTCCCAGCGGGTGAACTGGAGCTACATAAAAGGCATCCTGCGGGGTTATGCGAGCTCGAATGTCCAAACGCTTGGCGATGTCCGCAGACAGGAGCAGGATTTTGAGGAAAGATCTGAAAGGGCGTCGGGCTCGACAGGTCAGGTATTCGTCGACATGGCAAGAGAGGCGGTTAAGAATGACAGAAAATGAAACGCTCGTCATCATGGGAATTTTACAGTCTGCATTCCCCAGCTTTTACAAGGGCATGGGTAAGAAAAATGCTTATTCCGTCGCTTCGCTCTGGCACCAAATGTTTGCTGACGATGACTTCCAGGATGTGCAGGCGGCCGTCAAAATACTCCTTGCGACCAAGACTGATGATTTTCCACCGACTATCGGTGCCGTCAAGGAGAAGCTGACGCAGTTGCACGCCGTCGGAGAAATGAGCGCCCAGGACGCCTGGACGCTGGCCGCGAAGGCCGCTGCCGGAAATCTGAGCTGGGAGAAGTTGCCGCCCTTGGTGCAGAAAGCAATAGGTTCCCCTGCCGTTCTGCGGGAATGGGGCGTTACCGATGAAAGAGCATTCCACACCGTGATTTACAGTCAGTTTATCAAGGCTTATAAAATACAGCGGCAGCGCGAGCGAGAAATGGCAGCCATACCCGCCGAGGTGCGGGACATGCTTACGGCAATCGCTGACAAAATGTCGCTGCCGGAAAGGAGCGAACTTACATGAGTTACCAGACATTCACAAAATTAAGTCCGAGGGGGCGCCGCCGGGCTGTGGTGGTTATGAGCGTAGAAATAATCTTATTAGCGGTGATTTTGATTATCGCCGGTTGCCTATTAAGTCTTGGCGACTATTTCATTCAGTTACTTTTGGGTGTGGCATGATTGCCGCAATTCAAGGAGGAAAAGCAAAAATGACAGCAAAGATATTAGCACTGACAGCCTTAATTTTTTTAGGCTCGCCATGGACGAAAGACGCGGACAAGCCGGTACCCGTCAATTACATCGAGAACAAGGCAATTATCGAGGCCGAGACCGCAGAATACAAAGAAAACCATTTTCGTGACGCCACGAAAATGATAGAGGACGAGCCCATAAACGAAGCCGACGTTGAAATGCTGGCCTGCGTTATCTATCAGGAGGCCGGGGCCGATTACATAGCGGACAACACGCGGTATATGGTCGGTGACGTCGTTCTCAATCGCGTGAACGATCCCCGCTTCCCGGAAACAATAGAGGGCGTATTGCTTCAAAAAGGCCAGTACGGGCGCTTTTACTGGACCGGCATTGTGTGGCCGGCGAGAGCACAGCAGGCCGTTGAAGCCGCCGCCGTCCAAAGAGCCTATGACACCGCCCGTGCGCTGCTCTCTGGAGATCACAGCGAGCTATACGGCGCCGGCTATATATGGCAGACCGAATTCAAGCAGGGCACGGACATCATCTACGCCGACGGGATTTATTTCGGAAGGTGACGCAAAGGAGGAGTAAGCCAAATGAATTTAATCGAGCTGAAATGCAAAACATGCGGGGCGCCGCTCACGCTGGACGGCAGGTGTGAGTATTGCGGGGCCAGATACATAGTTCAGAACGAAATACTGGTACGCACGGCTCCTTGTGCTCTTATACCTCTTGCCGTCGAGACGCAGGTATCAGGTTATTACGCTCGTAGCGGTGAACAAGCTGCCGCCGAATATGCGCTTTCAGAAATGAGATATCAGCTTGCCGACGCTTTGACGGGCGCCCTAAAAATCACAACGAGGCGTGATTATTACAGGGACTTAATCATAATCCGCGGCCAGGTCAGAGTTGCGCCGCCGGACTTCCACTTCTGAGGGCGCTCAAATGGCTGAAAACACCGAGCAAAAATCGCTCCGCCAGTTTATGGGGCTTCGCTCACGGGCGCTGGGAAAGCAGTTTGAAGACCGGCTCTCCGCTTCGTTTGCTTATTACGATCACAGGGGCTATGCCTCGGTGGAAAAGACCCCGGAGCCGATGAAGATACTCAAGCGGCTTGACGCCGGCAGGTTTATCGCATGTTTTATAAAAAAAGCCCAGGCAGATTACAGCGGCACCCTAAAGGGCGGACGTCGTATCATCTTCGAGGCCAAGTTTACGGCGACAGACAGGCTCAAGCAGGAGGTGGTCGATAGCAACCAGGCCGACTATTTGAGGAAGCACGCGGCTCTGGGAGCCCGCTGTTATGTGGTAGCTGGCTTCGCCTCCGGAAAGGTTTACCTGGTTCCCTGGGCGGCCTGGGACGACATGAAGGGGCATTTTGGGCGAAAGTACGTCACAGAGGCCGATTTATCAGAATACCGCGTAAGGACATCGTGGAACGACACCCTGCTCTTACTCGGATAATGAAAGGAGAAAACACCATGAGCGAAATATCCAAATACGAGGCACAGGTAAAGAAAATGCAGGCGCTTTGTGAGGAGCATGAGCTTGTCTATCGCTTTGACAAGTACAGGTACCCGATGATCTTCACGATCCGGCCTACGCAGAGCGGAGGGGAACAGCTCTCCATGCTGGAAAAGGACGAGGAAGAGGCCTATACCTCTCCGGACGCCTACATGAAGTGGCAGTTCCAGAATAACGAACTCCGGCAGGTAGTGGACGGAGGCGCGTTCACTATCGACGTCACTCTCCGCAAGAAGATCGAGACCATTCTTCTGAAGATGATTACGTTCTGGCTCCAGTATTTCTTCCGGGACGTGATTATAAAAGGCTCCCTCAAGCGCGGCATGATGCCCGTTATAAATGAGGACGACGCCGGCGCCGCCGACGAGGCGTCCGACCAGTATGACGATGACGAGGATGAAGACGACGAGCCGGAAATTGAGATTGAGGAGGACGAGGAAGGAGGTGACGATGATGAAGAAGCGGATTCTTTGATTGAGCAGGCTACGCAAATAGTTCGGGCCGAGAATAAGGCCACGGTATCGCTTCTCCAGCGGAGAATGAACATCGGCTATGCCCAGGCGTCAAGGCTTATGGACAGGCTGGAAGACAAGGGCGTTGTCGGACCGTTCAACGGAAACGAGCCGAGGGCTGTTCTTCCCTGCGACGTCCCGGACGACGAGGCCGTATAAGGCAAAAGAAAAAGACCGCCTCACACGGGCGGTCTAAATCTCAGAGAAACACCATTTTTACGGAAAGGAGCTCTCTTTACCAGAATTATATCACGGAGAAAGAGAAAAAGCAAGAATGAGTATTTTAGAAGACACAATCCGAAAGATTGAGGCTCAGCAACCGAAGGAGCACTCGACGGTGTGGTGCTGTGGGGAGCAGTTAAAAGATATACTGCGCGATAATCCCAGCCTCGCCGAGCTTGTGTCTCGTGATTTAGAGAACAAAAGCATGAGCATTGTCGAATGCGAGAAGAAAATCAAGGCGCGATCCGATGAGATTCATAAAAAAGCAGGAGGAATGAGCTGCGGTGTCTCGCCTTTGGAGGCCGAGGACATCATTCGGAAGTTTTACGGGCTCCCGGAGCGTGGCGAGAAAAGAAAGAATTACCATTCGAACGAGTCAGGGGAGGTGGTCAATCTTGCCGACTTCTTTTGATTATTCAAAGCTTTTGCCGGACATAGCACCCCAGTATCTTCGGGACTGGGCGGAGGCCAGACGGTGGAAAAATCACGCGCTTATTTGGCGCGTCGTGTGGGAGAGAGAACCTATAACAGGCATTAAACATCGCTGCGCCGAAGCGTTCTGTACAGCCTGCGGAAAGAAATTGCTGTTGGATTATGTGCCTGGCGGCACCTGCAACGGAAGCGGATATTCACCGAGCCTCTTTATAAAATGCGGGATTGTTCACAACTGGAGCTATACATTTTGCCCGGAGTGCGGTGCGGAAGTTCGCAGTGAACACGTCACCGGCGCGACTGGTTATGCAGGTGAATACTGTTATCCCATGACGCTGCACCATGTAGATATGAAAGAAAAATCCAATCGTCTGGCAATGATTTTCTGGCAAGTTGAGAAACAACATAGAAAAGACGGGCGACGAACAATCAGCATCATGCCTTGGGAGGCGTACATCGTTGAGGAAAAAGGAATCGTCCGCTGCACACATCACGGGTCGTGTATGTACAGCGATTATAGTTTAGGTTTTTGGCGTCAGACTGTAAAATTTACAGACCCGACACTCCTTTCTTCACGCTGGAGTGGGACGATAAGCGCGGGTGTGTCCTACAGAACAGAGGAAACAGGAACTGTGACCGGACTCCGGAGGTTACAGCGTTTGAAAAAAAGTGGGTGGCGTGGATGTTGTCCGGCCGCCCGAAATTCAAGGAGGCTAAAACAGCATGAACGAGACTACCAGTAAGAACCCCCAGGAGGCCATTGCGGCCCCTTCCGTATCTGTGTTAGACAAGACCAGAACACTTGAAATAATCGCCGGGGAGATCCGCACCTTCACCGCGTCCATGCTCAATAACATTATCGAGATCGGGCGGCGTATGTGCGAGGCCAAAGAAATGCTCCCCTACGGGAAGTTTGGAGACTGGATAGAGGAAAACACCGGTTATTCCCGCTCTACGGCAAACAATTACATGAGGGTCTTCCAGGAGTACGGCACCCGGCAGGGCAGCCTTTTCGGGGCTACTGTCGAGAATGACCAAGCGTTTGGAAAACTCACCTACACCAAGGCGCTGGCGCTCCTGGACGTACCGGCGGAGGAGCGCGAGGCTTTTGTTGCAGACCATGACGTCGAGAACATGTCCACCCGGGAGCTTCAGGCCGCTATCGCTGAGAGGGACAAGGCTTTGGAGAAAGAGAATAAAGCCCTCAAGAAGCAGCTCGCAGAGCTTGAGAAGCGCCCTGTGGAGGTGGTGCAGGAACAGGAGGCCGTCGATAAGGCTGTGGCCGAGGCGGTCAAAAAGGTCAATGACGCCCACATCGCCGAGCTTGAAAAAGTCAAGTCCGCCGAGGAGAAAAAGCGGAAGTCATTGGAAAAGAAGGTAGAGGCCGCAGAGAAAGCGGCCAAGGCAGCAGAGGAGAAGGCATCGGTGGCGGGCAAGACTGCCGACGGTGAGGCCGAAAACCTCCGTGCAGAGGCCAAAAAGCTTCAAGAGGAGGCGGATAACCTTCGCCGAGAGCTGGCCTTGAGCGGCGAGGCGGCAGTAACCTTTAAGACCCACTTCGCCCTTTGGCAGCAGGAATACAGGAGTATGACGGAAGCCTTGAAGCGTGCCGATGAAGAGACTGCCGGCAAATTCAGGGCAGCTATAAACGCCCAAATGGAGGGCTGGAAAAATGGCTGAAAACAGAATCCTCCTCTGGTCGAGAGACCCGAAGGACACCGACGGGTATATCTGTATGCCGACGAAAGAGCATATCCCAAAGGGACGTCCCAACTGGACGCCTGATACTTGCCCGAAATGCGGCGCCGCCTGTTGGCGGCGCCCCGGGCAGGAGGAAATGGAAAAGAGCGGCGCCGTTGCCCTGTGTACAGGCTGCGCCTTGAAAATGATTCACGTGGCAGGTGGTGTAGCGTGAACACGCCAAACTGCGCCAGTTGTTCCGAAACCGTAAGGGAACCTTTTCCGCATATGATTGTTGCCCTTCGGTGCTATCACCCGAAGGCGGGACCGTGGCGAGGCCGAACTACACATCTTCTGAAAAAGGATTACGACAGCCCAAAGACTACCACTCCGGCGCCGTCATGGTGTCCGAGAATTGTCGAGGAGGTATCGCACAGGTTATGAGTAATCATTCAGTTTATAAAGGCAAACAGCCTCGGCGCGTTCCGGGTCTACGCTATGAGACCTGCAACGAATGCGGCCTTGAGTGGAATGTATCAAAGCTTCGCGAGGGCGGGCGCTATGTCTGTCCCTGGTGCGGGGAGAAAGAAATGGGAGGAAGAAAAAATGCCAAAATGCAAAGGATGTGGCGCTGAAATCATCTGGATCGGGACGCTGGGCGGAAAGTCAATACCTTGCGATCCGCAGCCGGTCGCATACTGGGAGAAACCCAAAGCTAAGGGTAAGATTGTAACGAAGAACGGCATGGTCCTCAGCTGTGAGTTCTCCGGAGATTTGAATAAGGCTACCGGTATTGGCTATATATCCCATTGGAGCACCTGTCCCAAAGCAAATGATTTTAAGAGAAAGAGGGTTTAAACATGAAAGAAGAAATCTATGCAATATTCTGCGTCTATGCGGCAAGCCGTGCGTAGGTTTTTTGTTCATAAGCTCATGTGTAGGGCTGCTATAAGGCATTCAGGAAGGAAACCGGCTTCTCGGGAGAGGAGATCACCTGGATTGAATGTGACGAGGCGGAAAAGGCGTTCTGTATCGAAGCTCGTCCGAAAGAGCCTCTGAAACCTGTCAGCACAGAGATTCTGATTGAAAAGGGGGACTGACGCTATGCTTCTGTCAGGAGATATCCCAGACTACTGGCGACCTGCAGAGCGATTTATCGGGCGGTGCGTTCAATGTGGCAGAGAAATGATGAAAAAGAACATGGTTACTCTTCTTGCAAGGGAATACGGCAGAAACCCGCGCACACTCGGTCATTATTGCCCGGAATGCTGGGCGAGATTCATCGAAGAGAGGGGTGTTGGATAAATGATGAAGATAAAAATCTGCGAGAGGTGCGGGAAAGCCTTCAATGCAAATTCCGGCCACCAGATACGATGTCAGGAATGCATAATAAGGCACCAAAAAGAATACCACGCCCGGTATTATCTTCAGAACAAAGCGAATTTTACTCACATCGCTGTCGAGAGTGAGACAAAACGGAAGGCCAAGAACCCCGAAAACGCCGGGTTGACACTTGCACAGGTGCAGCTCCGGGCTCGGGAGTTGGGGCTTACATACGGTCGTTATATGCTGCTTGTGCAGACAGACGGTCTGGAAGATTATATCAAGAACAGGAGGATTGAAAATGAGAATACTCAAGGAATTACTTAACCATAACAATTTTAGCCTTCTCGAAATAATATTAGTCATCGTTTGTGACGTCGTTAGTATTGCGGTGAGCTTTTTCGCTACGGCGGGGCTCTTGTGGGTGATTTGCTGGGCGTTTAACCTTGCGTGGTGGAGTTGGAAGATAAGCCTCGGAGTGTGGGTTGCCTTATTAATTCTCTCTTCCACGTTTAAGGTCGTAGTGAAATAGTGAGAGGTGCAGACATGGATAGACTGACTATCAGAGCGAACGACGGAAGGGCTCTTTTGGCGCCAAATCTCCAGAACAAGTACGGTGCACATGAAACTATCATCAGCCAGCTCGTAAGACGCCTCGCATCCTATGAGGACACCGGCATTTCTCCGGAAGATCTAAATGAGGCGAAGGAGGTTATAAGCTCAGAATCTTACGAGGCGGCAAAAATCATTGACCATGTCTGCTGTAAGCGTAGACGAGTGCTTGATATTGCCAGAGCCGAACTGGAAGGAAGATTGAAAATCCTTCCGGCCAGGTGGGGGGCGATAGTGTACGAGGTCTATTATGACTGCGGTATTTGTGGCTATCTGGCTGCCTGTCCTTATGTGATAGAGCGTAGAGAATGTTACAGGAAGAAGGTCGCTATTCGGGAAGTAGCATTTGATCGCTATGATCTGCTTAACGAGAATAACCCCGAACGGTTTAGACCGGGCGTTTTCCGCACTCTTGAGGAGGCGAGAATAGCGAGAATGTTTGCAGAGGATATGTACAGGAGGGAAAAAGATGGCTGAATATAAAAAGGACATAACCATGAGCGGACTTTATATTAAGGGCATGGAAATGCCGAGCATGCACAACGGAGGCGGTGTGCCGGAAGTTTTTGCTGTCCACGGGAAAATCGTTGTTTATCCAAACGGTGAAGCAAGGCTTGATATAACGATAGACAATACGGAGCACACATATAGTCTCGTCCCCGTCCCCGACCACGGCGACCTGATAGACCATGACGCTTATCGTGACGAGTACGTGAGCCAGGTTTATGACCTTTGCACCGACGATGCAAACAACTGGAGAGCAAATGCGCTCATAGACCTGTTTGACAACGCCCCTGTAGTTATCCCGGCAGACAAGGAGGACAAGTGATTATGGACAGGCTTACAATTCGCAATTCTGACGGCAGCGTTTCCCAGCCAACTAATATGAAATGGGCCGAGGCGTTGGAGAAGTTGGCAGCCTATGAGGATAGCGGTTATTCGCCTGAACGTGTCAAAGAGCTTGGACAAGCAGAGGTCGAAGACCGCCTTGTGATTTTGCCGTGCGAACTTGGTGCGACTGTGTATGTCCTCTGCTCTAACAAAGCTGCACCATACACGGTAAAGTCCTTTGCCGTGCATCCAGGCCACTTATTCCTCATTTGTGAAGACCCCAAGCATAAAGGCTTCTCCAGAATATGCAGCTGGCGAGAGACTTGCTTCCCCACGCTCGCGGAGGCCGAGAGGTTTTTGGAGGCGAAGAAATGAAGCCCATATTGTTCAATACCGATATGGTTAAGGCCATTCTGGAGGGCAAAAAGACCGTAACCAGACGAACGATGAAGCCCCAGCCGATATTAGACGATAGTGGCATGTGGCATTACAAGGACTGTCAGTGGATGGACGGAGGATTAGGGTTTCCGCAGTCTGGCATTGATGACTATGCCCCATATAAGCCCAGTAATACTCTCTACGTCCGGGAAACGTTTGGTTTTGGCTGCACTTTTTCCACCGAAGGACATATCTTTTTTAAGGCGGACGGCGACACGAATGACGTTTATCGTTGGCAACCATCTATCCACATGCCGAAGGAGGCGGCGAGGATCTTCCTGCGCGTGGCGGACGTGCGTGTGGAGCGGCTCTGGGAGAGCTTCGGCAATGGATATGGGCAAGCTGAGAGATTCCAGCATGAAGGGATCACGCTTCCGGAGGAGTGCGCAACCTGCATCGAAGCATACGGGTGTCCCTGTTGCTCCGACTTGGATGACAGCTTACCTTACGACGAGCGGACCGGTGAGGACAGCAATGGCGGCTCCGAGTGTGGGATGCTGGACGAGGTTCGGGGTGATTTTGCTGGACTTTGGGACAGCACCATCAAGCACGTTGACCTTAACCGCTACGGCTGGGCGGCCAATCCCTGGGTGTGGGTTATCAGCTTCGAGCGGTGCGAGAAGCCGAAGGAGGAAAAATGAGAAAGCAGTACAGCTCCACCATGGAAGACATGGAGAAGAAGCTGGGGCGCGTCATGGAACGCCTCGGGGTAGAAACATATCAAAGCAACTGGACCCAGGGGAAGGCCGGGAGCAGCTGCTATGTAGAAATGCGCTACGGTGCCTCTACTTACCGCTTCGAGAATGACACGGCCAAGTCGGCCGCCTGCGGCCGCAACCTCACCTACGCCAGCGATCTGTTTGCCGCTGTGGTCTATTCTCTCGAAGGGCTGGCCCGAGCTGTCGAGCAGGGTATATTCACCCTGGACATGCTGCTTGTCGGTGTGCCGGCTCTTCCGGAAGCGTCGAAGCCGCTGGAACCCTGTTTTCAGGCCATGGGGTTTACCGACATTCCCGACATCGACGCCCTCAAAGAACGGTATCGCCAGCTGAGCAAAGTGTTTCACCCGGACGCCGGTGGAAGCACCGAGGCTTTCTTAAACCTCAAACACAACTATGAAGCTTGCCTTACTGCTTTAGAGGAGGCCAAAGCATGATGTTTTCGTCCTATTATAACGCCTTGGCAAAAGTAGATATCCCATATATCCCCGAGCCAAATCTATGTACTGGCGTCGGCCACGGTCATTTTAGACCACTCACAAGATCACGAGAAAAGCGCGGAATCTACCAGAGCAAACACCGTAAAAACAAAATGGCGAAAGCCAGCAAAAGGAGGAACCGAAAATGAAAAATAAAATAGTGTTTCTTGTGTGGATGATTTTCATGATAGCCGTTTGTATCCTTATCATTTCCTGTATTGCTTTAGGTGCGTATGCGTACATAAAATACGGTAGTTCTCCTATAACAGAGATTCCCTCATGGGCATTTTTCTTTATGGGAGGTGCGGGGAAATGATTGATGAGGCCTTTGTAAAACGCTTGCGTGAAGCCTCGGAGGAGATTAAGCGGGGCGTTCATAGCCCCGGCCACATGGCTCTGATGAATAAGGCAGCGGATATTCTTGAGAGCTTTGAGTCTCGTGACGTAAAGATCGACACGACGGACGAGCGCGAGTTCCGCGACTACTGCTGCCCCAGGTGCGGCGTCACTATATGCCAAGAATTGAAAGCCCCGGTATCTCCGTTTCACGTGGCACCGTTATATAAGCCGAATTTCTGCGTTGACTGCGGACAGGCTTTAGTCTGGCCTGTGAGATATATCGAGCCCGCCAATCATGAATAACCAAAATTTGGGATAGGCGTTAAACGGCCTCGGGGCTTTTGCGGAAATGGTGCACTTCTTTTTCCGAGCAATGATTAAATCTGGAGCAGAAACACCAGAGGCAATGGCCGCTATGCAAGCCTTTATATACACCTATTGGACTAATGCCGTGAACAGAAACCTAGGGGCATAGGGAGAAGTTAAGCCTTATGAAGACTGATGAAATCTTTACCATTCCCGCCCGACGGTGCGCCCGGTGCGGAGGGCTATTGACCAGCGAGAGCAGTATCAAGGACGGCTACGGCCATTCCTGTAAACAGAAAATGCGTAATGAGCAGCTTGAAAAAGAGGCCGAAAAAGACCAAATCTGCCTGTTTGAGGAGAAGGAAGACGACTATGGGCAAGAAGAACAGCAAGAAGGTCAATCCTCGCCGGCGCCCGGCTACTGAGGCCGATGTTAAGCGGGCTAAACAGTCAGCACAGGAAAAGGCGGTGAATATAGCGTGGGCGATATTCTTCACCGTCTTGCGCGATAAAGAGAACGCAGACGCGGAGATCCTTCGCTGCGTTTGGGATGAAGTCAATGATTTATCAGACAGCGTTTCCCAGGGCTACGTGAGCGTTTCCGACCTTATGAGGACGCTGTCCGAAGAAGCCGGAATTGTACTTGAATAACAATCGCAGTCGAAGACAGAACAGTTAAAGGCAGGTGTGGCGGCATGACATTGGAAGAATTGAATTCACACTATGATAAGAGGCGCCAGAAAGCCGAGGCGGAAGAATTGCTTGCCGCCCTGCGTTTGGAGGCAGAGCCGGGCGCTGCCCGGCTCACGGGAATGCCGCACACCCCCGGCGTGAAGGACAAGGTCGGAGATCTCGGTGCCGAGATTGCGGACACACTTACGTACATTGAAATCCTGGAAGCGGAGATCGAGCAGCAGGAGCCGGAGGTAGAGGCTTTTATAACTGAGATTAAGAACATCAGGACGCGCACAATCTTTCGCCTCCGGTTCCTACGCGGCCTCACCTGGAAAGAAGTGAGCCGGATTCTTGGCCGATACACAAGTGAAAGCAATGTGAGGACGGCTTGCTATAATTATTTTCGCAATACAGCATCGGATGAAATGGAACAGCATAATTAGGCATCAGATTAACAGATACAGCAACGATTTTCGTGACAAACCCCCTTATATGTGATAGCGTTTAACCTGTAAAATCCTACATAGCCAGACGGCGCCCCAAAAGGGCGCCGTCATTCTTTTGGAAAGGAGGCTGTAATGGCTCTGCGTTTCTCCTTTGCGCGGAGTCTGGTTCGGGCAGAGCGCCAATCGCCAACGGCGCCCCGCAGCGGGCACATCAAAAAAAGGAGGAAACCCCATGTTGTCGAATATAAGGCTCCTATCACCCGCGGAGATAGTGGGAAGAGAGGCGAGCCGGCCGTGATCTACCTCGAAAACAATGTATTCGACGAAGCTCTTGACCGCATTCGCTTCATTTACCAAAACCACGACGATGTAATAGTCAGCATGTCCGGAGGAAAGGACAGCACCGTACTCTTTCAGCTTTCATTGATGGTGGCGCAGGAGCTCGGGCGCCTGCCTGTCAAGGTGTTCTGGCTCGACCAGGAGGCGGAATGGCAGGCTACGGTGGACTACATGACAGAGCTCATGCAGCGCCCGGAGGTAAAGCCCTGCTGGTTTCAGATACCCTTTGAGTTCACGAACACGCTATCCCCGGAAAAGAACTTCCTCAGCATATGGAATCCGGAGGATAAACCGCTGTGGATTCATGAACAGCACCCGCTTTCTATCAAGGAAAACCCGTGTAAGGCCAATCGCTTTCACGACCTTGTGAACGCACTCCCGGAATACTGTACAGATTCGGAGAACTGCGCCGTGCTGGTGGGCATGAGAATAGTGGAGAGCTTAAACCGGCGCGCTGCGATAACGCAGCACCCGGCCAAGTTCCAGGGCGTGACGTGGTGCAAGAAGAAATCCGGCCGCTGTCAGGTCTTCTGGCCGATCTACGATTTTACCCATGACGACATCTGGACGGCCATAGGACAAAATCACTGGAAGTATAACCGTGTGTACGATCTCCAGTATCAATGGGGCGTGGCGAAAGAGGCTATGCGCGTCAGCGCTTTAATCCATGAGACCGCGTGGCATTCGATTGAAATGCTCCAAGAGTTTGAGCCGGAGACCTATAACAAGTTCATACGCCGCGTATGCGGCGTAGGCACCTTCGCCCACACCTTTGACAGCGGCGACATCGTCCCCCGCCAGCTCCCCTTCGCTTTTTCCTCATGGAAAGAGTACCGGGACTATCTTCTGGTAAACATCGTCAAGCCGGAATACCACGACCTTTTTCGTAACCGCTGGAAGAATCAGACCGGTGATGAATGGTACCGCGTCCACGTGAAGGAAATCGTCCTGAATGACATCGACGGCACCAACAACGCAAATGCCCGGTCCCGCTTCCGGCTCCGCGACAGAAAGGCTGTCTATCGTCAGCGCGATATGGAGCAGTTCGAGCAGTACATGGGGGAAAAGTCGTGATAAAAGACCAGCCTATTTTTAAGGTCGAGTGGATCCCCCTCGAAAAAGTCCACGCGAACAACTATAACCCCAACAGCGTGGCCACGCAGGAAATGAAGCTGCTCTACCGCTCGGTGAAGTCAGACGGATACACCCAGCCGATAGTCGTTATTTACGACGAGACGAAAGACCGCTATGTGATAGTTGACGGCTTCCACCGGTACAGCATAATGCGCCGGTATAAAGACATCTACGCCTCGTGCGAAGGAAAGCTCCCTTGCGTAGTGCTCCACGGCAAGACCATGAACGACCTTATGGCCTCCACCGTGCGCCATAACCGAGCACGAGGCAAGCACTCCATCAGCGGCATGTCGAACATCGTAATGGAAATGCTCGTCAATGGTGCCTCAGACCTCGACGTCTGCAATGACCTCGGCCTCGAGCCGGAGGAACTGGTGCGCCTGAAGCACATCACGGGTTACGCCAAGCTGTACGAAAACAACACTTACTCTCGCGCCGCCATATCCGAGAATCAGGCGCGGCAGCTCTCCCAGTACCGGAAGGAGGCCGCGCAATGAGGAAATACGCATACGGCGGCTATTCTGAAAAGTACGACATGAGCGGCGTTATCACCATGGGCACCGGCACATTCTGTGTCCATGATATTTTCGACGAGACGCCAGACTTTATGAAAAGGGCCGACGTGATATTCACCGACCCGCCGGGGACCATGGGGCTGCTTAACGGCTTCTATGCGAAAGCGGAAAAAGAAGTGCGCACCGGCGACTATGGAGCCTTCCTCAGGCGCCTATTTGAAGTCATCGCCGAGATAGACCCCAAATTCGTGTACGTGGAAGCGTTCCGGTTCAACCTCGACGCGATCGAGCAGGAGATACGCGCCAGATACCCATTCGTAGAGATCTCCACGAACACCTATTACCGAAAGGCGGCCAATCGCTGCTGGATAGTCGCAGGCGGCAAGGTCGAGCTCCCATATGTCCGGATAGACGGTCTTGACGAGGAGGCCGCCATTGAAAGGATCTGCGCCGATGTGGATTACCGGTGCATAGGTGACCCGTGCATGGGAAAGGGCCTCGTCGGATATTATGCAAATCTGGCCGGAAAGCCCTTCGTCGGCACCGAACTGAATAAGAACCGCCTGGCCGTCCTCTGTGACCGTCTGGAGCATGGCAGAGGGAGGATAAATTGATGGAAAACACGTCTGTCAACGTCGCCTCCAAAATCGTCATGCGGAAGCTATCCGAGGTAAAGCCCTATGTACGGAATCCCCGGAAGAACGATAAGACCGTCGAGCTCCTGGTTGAGATCATCCCCAAGGTGGGCTTCAATGTCCCGCTGGTTATCGACAAAAACGGAGTGATCGTCAAAGGCCACGCCCGATATGCTGCGGCAATCCGGCTCGGCATGAAAGAGGTCCCCTGTGTGATAACCGACGCCGACGAGGAGGCCATTAAATTAGACCGCCTGGCCGACAACAAGATTTCCGAGTTCTCCGAATGGATAAATGAGGAGCTGCTTCATGAGGTCGATATGCTCAACCTTGACTTTGACTTCGACCTGGAGGCCCTCGGTTTCCCCGCCATGGATGATTTCGACTTCGATGACTTACCCGATGATGACGCCGGGCATGAGACCGAGGAAGAGAAAAGAGCGCGTTATGCCGCCTATCTCGAACAGGCCGCGAAGGACGAGGCCGTAAATGCCGCTATCACCACCCAGGAACAGATAGACAAGGCAAAAGCAGCCGCCGGCAGCATTGCCGAGAAGCCGGCAAGATATTTCAAGGTCGTGTGCGAACAGTGCGGAAAGGTCATGTTCATAAAGGAGGGCGAAGCTGTCTTTAACGCCTGACAACGCTATGAAAGCCCCGTGTCCCGCCTCCTACTCTTTAGGGCATGGGGCTTGTCTTTTGCAAATTCCAACGAATTAGGGAGGGAGGGACATGCCGAGGGCGAGAAGCCCGGAAAGGCAAAAAGCCTTTGAGCTCTGGATAAAGAGCAAAGGTCAGAGCCAATTAAAGGATATAGCGGCAGAGCTCGGCGTCTCTCCGGAACAGGTGCGCAAGTGGAAATGTGCGGACGCCTGGGACAGTAAAACGGTAACGGTAACGTTACCCAACGGAAAAGGTCACATTACCAAACGGAAGCGCGGCGGACAGCCCGGTAATAAGAACGCTGACGGCGGCCCTCCGGGCAACAAGAAGAACCTTCGTCACGGCGCCTATGAGCGCGTAATGGGCTCTCTGCTCTCCGAGGACGAGGCCGAGATATTCAACGATGTCGACAATACCGGCGCGGAGATAGAGGCAGAGCTACGCCAAACCCTCGCGGCCCTCAACGCCAAAGAAGTACGCCTTATAAAACACATAAACGACATCACGGAGCTGTCGAAAAAGAGCAAAAGCGGACTGATTCATTACGGCGGCAGCAAGACCGTAATACAGCGTGAGGCCGGTGCATTTGAGAAGGACGAAAACGGCCGCTGGGGAGATAAAGTCGGGTCTGTTGTGGCCGGACAAGATGTCGCTGTCGGCGAGCGTCAGAGCTCGACCAGCTCTCATACTATATCAGTCTATGACGCTCTTCAAAAGCTGGAGGCAGAGCTCGACCGGGTACAGGGACGCAAAATCAAGGTGCTCGGCGACCTCGAAAAAATCCACATTGAGCGTGAGCGCCTCGACCTTGAACGGAAGAGGCTGGAAGGCCAGACCGAACAGAGCAAGCTGGCCAAGGCCTGGATCGCTGCCCTAACGGGCGAGGAGTTTGAGGGTGAGGACGATGAATGATAAAGCGCTGATTAAATCCCTGCGCGGGCGTCAGCTGATTTATCAGAAAGACCCCGTACTCTTTGCCAAGGAAGTCGTTAATTACACTCCCGACGACTGGCAGGCTGATACGCTGCGCGATCTTGCAGACCCGGAATGTCACAGAGTCAGCGTGCGAAGCGGCCAGGGCGTCGGCAAGACGGCGACAGAAGCTATCGCCGTACTGTGGTTTTTGAGCTGCTTCCCCTTTGCCCGTGTCGTGGCCACCGCTCCTACGCGACAGCAGCTTAACGACGTACTCTGGGCGGAGATCGCGAAATGGCAGGCCAAGAGCCCGCTCCTCTCCGTTATCCTCAAATGGACAAAGACCTACGTCTATATGGCCGGCATGGAGAAGCGCTGGTTTGCCGTGGCACGCACGGCCACCAAGCCGGAGAACATGCAGGGCTTCCATGAGGATAATATGCTCTTCATCGTGGATGAGGCTTCCGGTGTCTCAGAGCCGATAATGGAGGCCGTGCTCGGCACCCTGTCCGGCGGCAATAACAAGCTGCTGATGTGTGGAAACCCCACCCGGACATCCGGCACCTTTTACGACAGCCACGTAAACGCGAAGGTGCGGCCTCTGTATCGCTCCCGCCGCGTTTCCTCCCGGGAAGTGTCCCGTACCAATAAGGAAAACATCGAAATGCTGGAACGGCGTTACGGCAAGGACAGCAACGTAGTCCGCGTCCGCGTCGACGGCGAGTTTCCCTTACAGGAGGACGATGTTTTTATTCCGATTTCCCTCATAGAAAAATCTATCAACACGGAGTACGAGCCGAAGAAAGAGCCGCTTCATATCCAAATAGGCTGTGACGTCGCCCGCTTCGGCGAGGACAAGACCGTGATAGGTTACGCCGTCGATGAAAAAGTTGATTTCTACCTCAAGCGCAACGGCCAGGACACCATGACCACCGCGGACAAGCTGGTGGAGCTCGGCGAAAAGCTCGTTTTGCGGTATAAGTGGCGCCACCAAATACCTATTTGCGTGGACGACGGCGGCGTCGGCGGCGGTGTCGTTGACCGCCTCAACCGTATCAAGAAAAATGACCCTGGGCGCTTCTGGTGGATGGAGGTCGTTCGTATTCAGTTCGGCAAGCGCATTAACCACCGCTACTATCACGACAGCACGACCTTTATGATGGGCGTCCTCCGGAAGCTCCTCGAAGATTATGAGGACGACGGTACCCCGAAGCCTGTCGAGGTCATTCTTCCCAACGACGACGATCTCGTAGGCCAGTTATCCAGCCGAAAATACTCTATGACCGAGCAGAGTAAGCAGAAGGTCGAGAGTAAGGAGGAGATGAAGAAGCGAGACCTCCCCTCTCCCGACGAGGCTGACTGTGTCCTGCTGTGTGTCGTGCCGGTCAGGTTAAAAGAAAAAGCCAAGAAGGAGGCATAATCCCTTGGAGAGTGAAAAGAAACATCCGCGGGTAAACGTTCATATCATCAAAGCTTCAGGCCCGGTGCCGGAAGAAAAGCCGGTTGAAAAGGCTGAAAACCCTACACAGCTTAACAAAGAAACCGAGCAGACCGCCGGCGAGTTCGTTACCCCTCCCTATCCTCTGCTGGGCTATAAAGCTCTGGTGAAAGAGTCGAACATCCTGCCTCAGTGCATAGCGGCCTATAAAAACAATATCGTCGGCTTCGGTATTGGTTTGCGCTATACCGTGGACGACGCCGATGAAACGCCGGAAATGAAAGCCGAATGGGACAGAGCGCAGGAAATAATCGACCTCCTCAACATGGACATGGACACCAAAGAGGTGTTCGAGGACTTGATAGAGGCCAGGGAAACATACGGTATCGCCTATCTTGAAGTCATCCGCAATCCGGAGGGCGAAGTAAATCAGATTCATTTTGTCCGCGATACTCCGTCTGTAACAAAGACCTGCCCTCTCGACCCTCCCGAGGAAGCCGAATACAACTATAAGGGCACCAAGATCGTTAAGCGCCCCCGCCGCTTCTGCAAATACAGACAGAACGTCGGCGGAAAGACCGTGTACTTCAAAGAGTTCGGAGACCCCCGCGTCATGGATAACCGGTCTGGGGAGTACACAACTATCGACGAGGACGGAGAGGGACTCGAAGCCCAGTATCAAGCCAATGAAATCCTCGAATTTGCTATCGGTACTGAACTGTACGGAGAGGTCCGCTGGATCGGCCAGCTCCTCGGCGTTGACGGCGTCCGCAAAGCGGAAACGCTCAATAACAGCTACTTCTCCAAAGGGCGTCATACTCCCCTCTTGATAATGGTAAAGGGAGGTACACTTACAGACGACAGCTATAATAAGCTGCAAGAGTATATTGACGATATACAGGGAGAGAAAGGCCAGCACGCCTTTCTGTTGCTCGAAGTTGAGAACACGGATAACCAGGCGGGCTTTGACGAAACGAAAAAGCCCGAAGTCGAAGTCAAGGACCTCGCGGCCATTCTTCAGAAGGACGAGCTCTTCCAGGACTACATAGAGAACGGGCGGAAGCGCGTACAGTCCGCTTTCCGGCTCCCCGACCTCTACACCGGTTATACCACCGACTTCAACAGGGCGACGGCACAGACCGCCATGGAGGTCACGGAGGAACAGGTATTCCAGCCAGAGAGGAAATCTCTCGCATGGGTCATCAATAACCGCCTGCTGAACGGGTACGGTTTCAAATACGTCGAGGCCTATTTCCAGGCTCCGGACATCAGCAATCCGGACGATCTATACAAGATACTCTCCATAACCGAGAGAGCCGGCGGCCTGACCCCGAACAAGGCGAG